TCCAATTCGTGACACATCGCTTCAAACGCTCTCATCACAGAACCTTCACTCTTCCATTCATCACCCAAATTCTTATCAGGAGTAATACAATCAATGTAATCCAACACAATCATATCAATCTTATTTCCCTCTGCAATCATCTTGCGAATTTGGTTTTTGATTTGATTCATAGTCAAAGTATCTGAAGGGAGTTTTTTAAGAATCAAACTGTTCTTAGTGTTTTCCTTTATCTCTTTGACTTTAGTCATCACCTCATCTCTGTGGTTAGAAAGGTTGTCAGGTGCAATCCCTGTCCATAAGGTAAAATGTTTTCTCTGAATAATCTTTGGGTTATCCTCAAAGAATACCTGTAAAACATTGTAACCCAAGTTGAATCCGTTGTTAGCAATCTTCGTTAAGAATGTCGTCTTACCAACACCTGTCGGAGCCAAAATCACACCAATTTCACCCTTAGCTAAACCACCTTTAAGTAGGTTATCAATACCTGGCACCCCCATCGGGATTGGATGACGATAATCGTCGTCCAAAACCACATCTAAGTTTGAAAAAACATCTGCAGTTCCAGTATCAACTTCCCCCACCTGAAGTGCCTCTCTAACCATCTCTTCCAAATGGTCATAAGACTCAAAATCACCTTTGTCGATAATCTTTTGAGCTTTACTCATCACCTTCTGTAATTCTTGTTGTTTACAGAATTTCAGTGACTTTTCTTGAACAAAAGTAGAACCTTCAATTGGTGCCTCTTTTACCTCTGAGATGGTATCAAGGACCATTTTTTGAGCCATAGGAGAGGAAATCTCACTTTTTGTAAGTTGTTCTAATGTTGCGAAGGTCGGAGCATGTTCATACTTCTGATAATACTCTTTGACCATTTGCATCATTAGCTTGAAATATTGATTATCAAAATACTTCGGGTCCAAAACATCTACAATCGAATTTGAGAAATCCTTGTCAACAATGATGTTATTTAGTAGTTGTAATTGGAAGGAGTTTCCGAGGTATCCGAAGTTGATTTCTTTTGACATATCAATAAAATTTCTGTTGGGTAAAATATAAATATAGTTAAGCTAACTGATAATCCATGTATTGGTAAGTTAAATCTTCAGTCGAGAAGATGTCAGTTAGAGCCCGAAGCACACTTTTTAGTTGCGGACGTATGTCTACGGTGTATCTTATTTTTGGTGGGAATAATTTTGCGTCAATAATTTTATGACAAATTGTCTCATCACCAAGTTTAATATAGATGTTAAAATGTTCCGGTCCGTCGGTATTTGACGTGTCAAGGATTGCTGGGTCCAACGCAATTTGGTTGTAATGGTCCAACATGTAAACCAATGTCTTGTCCTTTAAACTCGCAATCAATTTGTTAGAGATTTCGTCCACTGTTCTGACCATCTCAATACTCTTACGAGCTTTTGGATTATACCCACGAACATTGTAATAACGCTGAACAACAATGTTGTCATTCAAGGTCAACAAAAACTCCATTTTAGTTACATCATTTTGATTTTTCATAATCTTACTTTTTGTTTTTAAAACGTTTTTTTTCTTTTCTAGTTAACTTCATAAAAGGTTGTAAAAAATTTACCCAAGCATCATCTCGTTTGGGTAAGTATTTGAAGATACCGTCATCCATCATCATTCTCATTAGATTCTTGTATCCTCGACCGTCAGGGTCCAAACTTTCTCGGTAATAGTCCTCAACTTCTTCCTTACCTTCCTCACTAATGATTGGGTCCGACAAATCTATGAGCTTTTTGTTGATTAGAAAAAATTCTTCACCATAAACTCCTGATTTTGTTTTTCCACTTAATAAGTTCTGTAACGCTCGGTTGTTCTTATCACTTGAGTGTAGTTCTTCAGCCTGACTTAAAATATCCTCAACAGTAAGGACTTTATCAACTATCTCAGGAAATAATTTCACAAAAGTCTTTTCACCCATGTATTGAATACCATCAACATTATCGGATTTATCCCCCGATATAATCTTAAATGTTTTAATGTTCTCGTGTGGGATTGAAATGTCCTTTAGATTAATCTTTTCCCCTTGTTTAAGATACTTTTTCTCACTCGGTGAGTAGATTGTCACCTTCTCTGAGATAAGCTGTGTAAGGTCCTTATCTGACGAAAATATAGTTTTGTGTTCATCTTCTGAAATGTTACAATAATATGCAATCACATCATCCGCTTCACACCCTTCGACTTCGAGTTGTCGAATGAACATATCCTCCAAATACTGTTTGATTCTTGACATTTGCCAATCGTAAGACGCCTTCTTTTGTTCATTTAAAGATTGTCTACGATTCATTTTATAGTCGGCATAGATAAGTCGTCGTTGGGAGGAGTTATTTTCTCCGTCCCAAACAACGATTACCTTATCATAGTTATCTTCTTCGATGAATCTTCTGAGGGTGTTGACGAAGTGGTATAGACCACCAATGTGATTACCTTTGTGGTAATAATCACGAACCCCATGAAAACCAATTTTGAATAAATTGTTGCCGTCTACTAATAATGTCTTTGTCAAAACCTTTGTATTAAAAGGTTACACTTCTTTTTCTTCTTCCAATTTGTAATCGCCGTCTTTGCCGATTACCGCTTTCCAATATTCTGATTGCTCAGATTTGTATTCCTCAATAGATTTCTTCTCTTCGGTAGAATCTTTACCCGCCAAGAACCCGTGAGGTGTTACAATAATTTTTCCGTCCTCATAACCCAATCCGTTAATGTGATTTTTCATCACAGAAACTTTGGTTCGGACAGCAAATTTAACTTTTCTCTTGTCTTTGACCGCAGCAATTTTGTTAGTTCCCGCATTTTTTTGGTTACCAAACAAAAATACGATAGATGAGTTTAACCAAATAGACTCACCACCTTTCGCTTTAATCTTAGGTTGACCGAACGGATTGTCAGGTAATTCTACCCACGGTTGGTTTACGATAACCAATGTGTTTTCATATTTAGAATCCGATTTACGTGACCCTGAAATACGTTGGTTGATACCCATACCAATCTTATCGGCTAATGTTGCCGCGTTGTGTTGTTTACCACCTTTACCGTCAAAGGTCATCTTACACGGAACTGAACCTACAGAGTCCCATAGGAATAATAAGTCATATTCCAACTCACCTTTTTCTTGTGCATCCAATAGTTCATTGATGTAGTCAGTGATTTGCTCAATATAATCAAAGTTGTTATTGAAAATAAAGAACCCATCCCAATCCAATTCTCCTGTTTCTTCATCAACCACTTCCTCACACTCAAATCCCATGATTTTAGCATGGTCAAACGACCATTTTTGCTCCGTAATGATGAATACAGGTAGAATACCTTTTTTCTGTGCATCAACAGCGGCTTTGACTAACGCAGTAGTTTTACCTGTATCTGAATGACCCAAGAACATATTCAAGTGACCAATCGCAGGACCAGGTAAACCAACCGCATCAAGAAAAGCATCCCCTAAATCCAAAAATCTTTGGGGTTTGTATTTTGCAGAAGTTGAGAACTTCTTCTTAATACTTTGAAAATCTTTTTTCTTAATTGCCATATTGATTAATAAATAAAGACGGTGGGGACATTACAATCCCCACCATCAGATTAGTGTTTTTAGAATGGTAGGTCGTCATCCACCTCAGCATTTGCTTGTGGGTCACTTACCTCTTCTGTTTTTGTTGTTGGTGCCGATGTTCCACCGAATGTAGTTTCTGTGTCGTCACCGTAAACATATTTCTTCAATTCTGAATCCCAAACAGGTGTCTCTCCTCTTGCGATTGCCTCCAAATACTCAACAGGTTTTTGAGAATATACGTCTTGCCATGTTGTTTCATCCTCAACCCACTCTTTCATTTGAGCAGCATCTGTGTGAATTGGACATGGGTCATCATACATGATAGTCTTAACAACTGTGTATTCAATACCTGAAGGAGTCTTAGCTTTAGCCAAATCAACAATCAAATCACGACCTTCGTTTGCGTCTGTGATATCTCCCTTTTGTTTCCAAATAGGAATGATTTTATCCAAAATACCTTCCTGCTTGTAGTTGTCCTTAAATCTCCAAAACTTAGGTCCATCCAACTCGTTGTCACGGTCGATTACCTTTACAATGTAGAATTTACGTGGACGGTATTGACGAGCCAAATCTTTATCAGACTCTTTACCTGTTGATATTAGTTCTTCGTAAACCTCAGTAAGCGGTGAACGCTCCCCATCGTTTTTACCCGGGTCGTAAAGTTTTGTCCATTTACCGTCTACTTGAACTTCGTGATACCATACTTCTTTGAATGGTGATGAACCGTCAGAGGTTGGAAGGATACGAATAACCTTTTGACCTGACTTGGTTCCTTTTGGTAGATACGTTGTGAAGTATCTCTTCAATCTGTCTTCTTGAGACATCTTGTTTCCACCCCCTGTGTTTTGGGTGTTTTTTTCATACTGTGCTAAGACAGCGTCGAGTGCATTTCCCATAATTTTTCTTTTTACTCTTGTTAATTGTTACTCTTGAAACTCCTATAAAAGATAGACACATTCCTGTTAAAGTCAAATATCAAAAACAAAAAAAGACCACCCAATAGTGAGTGGTCTTAGTATAGAAAAATATTAATTTACTGTCAATAGATTACTCGTTTTCCAACGGGTCTTTGAATGACTTTCTAATTTCGTCAGCGGAAAAGTTTTCAACTTCATCAGGTGTTAGAATATATTCGTTCTTACCTGTTTTTTCCATCTCCTCTTCTTTATCTGAGAAGAAATCAGTTAACTTCTGATTGTATGGATAACTGTCCAAACTTCTTAACTGTAGTTTTTCTTCAGGAGACTTTTCTCTGTATTTTTCAACTTTGTCCTCCAAAGAGTTAATCTTATCAAAGATTTGGTCCATTTGTGAAAGTTTACTTTCTAACTCACTCAACTTATCAAACATAGATTCCATATACTCATCTTGTTTGTCTGAGATTTCGTTTTGTTTGTTTACCAAATCAGTGATTTCCAACTCTTCAGTTCCTCCTTCAGATGAAACTTCAACATCAGATTCTACATCACCTGAATCGTCTACCTTTTCAACATCTGGGTCAGAATCAACATCCACAGGTTCTGCAATCTCTTCAGCACCTTCATCACCCATTTCCATATCTAACTCAGCATCTGCATCAGGAGCCAATGTTTCAGGGTCCGCAGCATCTTGCTCAGTGATATATTTGTTGATTGAGTTGTATCTTGACAACTCTTCCAAAATTTTATTATCTACTGACATATTATTTTATATTAGCCATTCAATAAAGTTTTAACTCCATGTGGTGTTTCAACTTTAAGTGTTCTGTTTAGTTGCATGGTATTGTCCACTCTCTCAATAAGTCCGTCTTTCATACGAACAGTGTAACAATCACCAGTGTCAAGGTCACATACTTCTTTGTAACCATTTCCGGCTTCTCTCTCGGTAATACGAGTGTCTTTAGATAAATAATTATCCAAAAGTGATTTTACGTTCATAATAACATTTTCTTAATAAATATATTGAAAAACCGAATTTTCTCAATTTTATGGTTTTAACTCGTTAATTGCAGATTTATATATACCCACAGCATAATCAAATGAATCCTTACCTTCACCATTAGCATAATCAATAACTCTTTGGAAACCACCATCTCGATATCCTAATCCTGTGTTCCAATGACCTAACCATGTAGCGGCATACGCCTTGGCCAACCCATCACTACTGGTACCATAATAACCTTTGAATTGGTTTATTCTCTGTGTTAACGATGAGAATCTATCAAATAAAATATCTACCGAAACCGTTGAACTACTGAATGACGCATATGAAAGGTATCCCTGACCATCTCCTCTACGTAAACAAGCCTGCCCAATAAACTTGTTTGAAACGGATTGGGACCATGTTAAATCACTTCTTAAACCAACCATATTGCCGTTAAAGGAATTAAATCCTGACTCCCCATTTGCCTTTTGTTCAATCCATGGTATACCAAAACAAACAGTAATGACATCATTATTTGATGTTTTAGAATTTAGATGATTTTTTACATCTTCAAAAGAAACAAATTCTTTTTCAATTGTAAGATATGGTAAATTAGGATATTTGGTTTGTCCCTGACATCTACCTTCACCACCTTCATCCGTATTTTCAAGAATACCCACATTCTGAGTAATACCTGTTGTTGATTGTGATTGATTGTTAGTTTCAGTAACTTCAGCACCTTCAGTCTCAGGGTTTGGAGTGGTGAGTGCCGCTCGTCTGTTTTTCTCAGCTTGTCGTCTAAGAATATCAATATTCACACTCATCACCAACTTATCAACCTGAGGGAATGAATATTT